AGCATTTAACACATGGTTCCTGCTATCATTACCAATAACATCACGTTCCTGATAATGAGTTGCGCTGCCTTCGATTGTGTAAATGTAGCCGTTTTCAATCTTTGTGATTTCGGCTTTAAAAGTTTTCGACTGATTTTTTTGGTTTGCCATGATGTTTATTTTTGGGTGTTAAAATTTATTTTTCGTTTTCATCTAAATTACTGTAAACTACTTTCAATTTATCAATCGTTGCAGTTGGCAAAGCATCGTAATACTTCTCTACAATTTTCCCAATTAAATAAGACTTGGAAACACCATCATTGGCGGCATCAGCAACAATAAACTTGACGTATTTCGGTTTCGGATAACTAACGATTCTTCTTTCTGCATCATAATTTTTATCCTTTCCTTTTGCCATAAAAAAAATTTAGTTGTGCCAATTTTCGCACAAAGTTATTTTACAAAATCATAATTGCAAACATTTGTACCGAAATTTTTTATGACACAATATGATTGCCTTTATACGATTGATGTAAATTCTGACGAACCAATAATGCTAATCAATAAGCACATTGGTTTTGATGAAGATGCAGGCATAGGAATAATGGGCGATTTGTTTCAAAAAGAATTATTGTTCTTAGACACGTTGGGAAAGAAAAGGATTCAAATTTTCATCAATTCTGTTGGTGGTAGCGTAATGGATGGCATGAATATTTATTCTGCAATTCTGAAAACTATAACACCAGTAGATACTTACAATGTAGGTATTGCGGCAAGTACAGCAGGATGGATATTCGCCGCAGGTCGTAAGCGTTACATGGCTGATTATGCAAAGTTAATGATGCACAATCCGTATGATTCGAGCGAAGGCGATGCAAGCAAAAGTTTGAACGAGTTTCAAGATTCGATCATCACTATGTTAGAAAAGCGTTGTAAAATGACTTACGAACAAGTGAAGGAATTAATGAATCGTGAAACATGGATTGATGCAAGCGAAGCAGAAACATTGGGGCTTTCTGACAAAACAGAAAACAGCGATGAGTTAAATAAGAAGCGCATCAATGCAGCCAACAGCACCAAAGAACTATGGGCAATTAGTAATTCGATTTTAAATTTAAAAACAAAAAATAAAATGACAAACGTAGCAAAAAAATTGGGTTTACCCGAAAACGCAACGGAACAAGATTGCGAAAATGCAATCGATGCCTTGATGGTAAAAATTGCCAAAAAAGCAAAAAACAAAAAGAACGATACTGACGAGCCAGACGGAGATGAAGACCCGATGGACAAAGTAAAAGATATGTTGGCGTCAATCACCAATTCTCAAAAAGCAGAATTGAAAGAAGTTGCTGATACTTTGGCTGCATTGAAAGCAGAAGCAGAAGCATCAAAAAATGAAATTGCAAAAGACAAAGCAACTCATTTAGTGAACCAATATGTAAACCGTTTAGGCGGAAGAGATGCGAAGCCTGAAACGATTGCAAAGTGGGTTGAGCAAGCAACCAAAGATTTGGCAGGTACTGAAAACTTGCTAAAAGAATTGCCTTTGAATATTGCGGCTGCTAAAATTGAAAACACAATTGAGTTGCAAAAATTACCCGACGGTAAATTGCCAACAACAGCATTGAATTTAATGGCTGAATTGAAAGCAAAACATTTGAAAAAATAATTAACCAATAAAATTTAAAAACACAATAACATGGCTTTAAATATTCAAGACACATCATACAGCGGCACGTATGCCAGCTATTTGATTTTGCCAGCAACTTTTGGAATGGAAACTATCGAAAAGGGTGCTGTATGGGTTGAAGATGGTATCAAGAAATTGCATACCATTGACCGCATGGACTTCACCAATCCATTGCAACCAAGACAAGCAACGCCAACATCAAGCGGAACATTTACGCAAGATGGTCGCACATTAACTCCAAAAGATTTAATGATGTACGTGGAGTTCAATCCTCGTGATTACGAAGCGAACTTCTTGGCAGAGCAATTGAGTAACACACTTTTAACTCGTGAATTGCCGCCAACTGCTGAAACGTACATGATGCGCATTGCTTTGCAACGTGTAATGGAGCAAGTAGAAACTATGTTTTGGATTGGTTCTACAACCTACACCGCAACGCCTGGCACATCAGGTAACGGACAATTAGTTTTCTTCGATGGGTTTATTAAGAAAATGGTAAACGACTCAAACGTTTATCAAGTTGCATCACCTGCAACATTGACTTCAAGCAATATTCTTGCTGCAATGTCGGCTTGCAAAAGCTTGTTAGCAACCAACAAAAAAGCGTTGTTGAGTCGTGCAAAACGATTTGACCGCTTGAAGTATTTTATGTCGGTAAACACTAATCAAATTTACCAAGAAGCATTGGTAAATGGTTTAACCTTTAAAGGTGTAAACACCATGGAACGTGGCGACAACAAGCCGTACGAAGGTTATGAAGTTGTTACATTGGCTGGTATGCCTGACAACACTATTCTATTCTGCGAAGGATTAATGGATACAAGTTCAAATTTGTGGGTTGGCATGAACTCAATGGAAGATACAAACTTGCAATTGTCAAGATTGCAAAACAATTCAGAATTGTTCTTCTTAAAAGCCTTGATGAAATATGATGTGAACTATGGCTGGGGCAATGAGATTGCATTGTACACCACATTAACACCAGCATCATTCAACGTTTAATTTAACCAAAAGAAAAGGGCTGTATATTGAATGCAGCCCTTATTTTAAAACAAACTAAAAACAAAACAAACAATATTTTACAATGAAAAAAATAATTTTTCTTTTAGCTATTTTAGGTGCATTTTATGTAAATGCCAACGCACAAAACGCAGTACCTCGTTATGGTATCACACCAAATGCCGACAACACAGGCAGGGTTTTAACCTATGCTTATGCGGCTGTAACCGACAAAGCTGGTAAGGATTCAATTACTATTACTTCCAACGCTTTTCAAACCAACTACATCGCTACTGTTACGGATAGTGTTGCCTACTTCGCAACAGTAACCAATTGTTATGCAGGCGACCATATCACTTTTGTATTTATTAAAGGAACTGGTACAGGTACAGCATTATGGTTGGGTAGCAATTGGAAACTATCAACTGCTAATTACAGATTATCATTAACAGCAAGCAAGCGCACTACTATTGATTTCATTTTCGATGGCACTTATTGGCTGGAAACTGGCAGGGTAACGCAAGCCAACTAACAATTTATTCAAAACAATTTATTCAAAATTATCATGGAATTAATACAAGAAGTTTTAATCGCACAGCCTGAAATTGACAAAGTTTATTTTACCGCAGACGGCAACCACCATTTCAACGCTTACAAAAACACTGATGCAAAAGGAAATGAAATCGGAACGGATTATTTTGTAAATGGCAAACCAGTTACAAAAACAATGAGCCGTGAAGAAGTATTGGCATGGACAGAACCTGAAACACCAAAAAAAGGTAAATGATAACCAATAACATCGAGGCTTACAATTTAGCTTCAAATCGTGGATTGATAGGCACGGCCGAAAACATCAAAGTAGATGCTAACGGGAATATTTATATTAACTGTGCCGCACCCGAAACCGATGCTGAATTATTCGATGTTATTATTGATGGCAACATTGCTATTCATCAAGTTGCAACAACCGCAACGCCAACAACAGAAGATGAAACTTTAAAACAACAAACTAAAACAAACGATGGCACTAAATAACGTAGTTATATTACAAGGTCAAGGCGGTTTAGGCAGACCAGCCACAGGGCAGGACTTCATTAGCGGTATGCCATTTTACAGCGATACGTTGCCAAGTGGATTTACTACAACAAACAACATCAAAAACATTTTGAGCCTTGCTCAAGCAGTTGCATTAGGTATTAACAACACTTTCAGCGATGAAACCCAAGCAACAGGAACTTATTTAGTAACTGGAGCAGGTGCGGCAGGCGATACTATCGCAATCAATGTAGCAGAATGGCGTTCAACAGTTGTATTGTGCAACTACACAAGAACATCAGCAGCAACCACAGCAGCATTAGTAGCGGCTGATATTGCAGCAGCGATTAACGCAAACACAGCTACAACAGGTTATTCAGCCACAGTAGCATCAGCAACAGTAACAATCAAAGCACGTAAAGGAACAGGTATTTTCTTAAATACTGGTTCGCCAATTACTACTACTATTGTAGGAACGATTGCAGGAACTATCACACAATTTAGCGGCGGTGTTGCTTCATTGTTGGCGCAATGGTACTACCATATCAGCGAATATTTCCGATTGAACCCAACAGGCAATTTGTACGTTGGCTTTTTTCCTTTATCGGCGTTGTCAAGTGGTGGCTATACCTTTACTGAATTGACTACTTTGCAGAATTATGCAGGTGGTAAAATTCGCCAAATGGGTTGTTATTTGCCCACTAAATATCCTTCATCATTAACAGCTATTCAGTTTTTAACAAACTCTTTGGCTACTGTTAATGCGATTGCAGAAACCAATAAAGCAGCACAACAACCATTTGTTGCGGTACTTGGTGTAAACCTTGCTTCAGTTTCTGATTTCACCACATTGCCTGACCTTTCTACCTATACATACGAAGATGTAAGTGCAACTGTTTCACAAGATGGAAACAATGCAGGTTACGATTTATTCAAAGCAACTGGCATTTCGGTAACGAATGTAGGTTCGGCTTTGGGTACTATTTCATCTGCAAAAGTAAGCGATGACATTGGTTGGCCTGGGAAATATCCGCAATCAAACGGCGTTGAATTAAGCGTACCAGCATTTACAAATGGCGTTGCTTATTCAGCTTCATTGGCAGGGGCTTTAGCATCTTACAAATATTTGTTGCTTCGTACATTTCCGAACCTTACCGGAACATTCTTTAATGATGACCCTGTGGCTAATTTGCCAACAAGCAACTACGCTCACATTTCGGATGAAAGAGTAGTGCAAAAAATTCGCAGACTGATTTATGCGGCTTACGTTCCTTTGTTAAATAGCCCTTTGAACTTAAATGCTGATGGAACTTTAACAAATACAACAGTAAGTTATTTTACTTCAGTTGGCAATGATGCTTTGCAACAAATGGGCAGAGATGGGGAAGTTTCATTTGACCCTGTAACTGGCGCACCACAAGTTAAAACAATCATTGACCCAACACAAAATGTTTTAGCAACTTCAAACTTAAATGTAACAGTTGAGTACATCCAACAAGGCGTTGCAAGACAAATCACAATCACTTTACAACCCGTTACAACTTTATAAAACATGGCAAACGTACTTATAAATGGTATAAATTATAGTTGGGCAAGTGTTCGTTTGGTACTTTTCGGAGTGCCAGTAACAGGCGTTACCAAGATTGAATACAAAGCGAAACAAGCGAAGTCAAACAATTACGGCGTAGGCATTGAGCCTGTTAGTCGTGGCTATGGCAACAAAGAATATGAAGGTTCGATTGAGTTGTATTTAGACCAATGGAAAGCTATACAATTAGCTGCACCAAACGGCAACCCGACAAATATTGCACCTTTCTCAATTCAAGTAGTATTCGGCGGCAGTCGTACAACGGCTGCAACTGATGTGCTTACTATGGTTGAATTTTTAGAAGACCCTATGACTGCATCGCAAGGCGATATGAGTTTGAAAGTAACCATTCCTTTAATCATTGGCGGTATTCAACACGCTTAAAAACATTTTATGGCAGATATTTTAACAGTTGAGCAAATCAACGAAAAAGCAGCAGAATTAAGCAATCGTGAAGGTGTAAAAGTAACTCCATTGTGTTTTACTGATGAAAACGGTAATCAAATTGTAGGCTACATCAAAGAACCAAATCGTGAAGCAAAAATGGTTGCTTTAAATGAAGTGATGAAAATGGATATGGCTGATGCTGGCAGAACTATTTTAGATAGTTCGTTGTTGGTTGCTGATTCAGACCCACGAATATTGAACGATGATACCATGTATTTATCCGCTTGCACAGCTTGTTTTAAATTCGTTTCGATTTTACAGAATCAAATGAATGCGGCTGTAAAAAAAAATTAGAATACTACGCCATAACTGATGATAGTTATGAACTAACACAAATAGCAGCATGGGTAGCATTTTACCACCATGTTGATACAGAAACTTTATCGGAAGACGATTTAATTCGGCGGTGGTGTCAAGTCAAATATTGTTTAATAAAACTTGGTAAGTTAAAAGCATGAGTGATACAGTCGAATATATTGTTAAACTAAAAGATGAGATGAGCGGAACGGTGAACGCCGTTAAGCATTCAACTCATGAAATGAATAAAGAAATTGAGCATTCGCATTCGGTAGTACACGAATTGCGTAATGCTTTTTTTGAATTATTTGCAGTAGAAAAAACTTTAGAATTTTTTAATGGTGCTCGTGAATCACTCGAAAAGTTTAAGTTTGCATCGGCTCAATTAGATGCTACATTGGAAGCCAACGGCGAAAATATCGGCTTCACTCGAAAGGAGTTAGATGCCTTAGGCGATGCAGCCCGAAAAAATACTTTATTCACCAAAACCGATGTAACGGCGATGGAGGGGCAATTAGCTATTTTTAAAAATGTGCATGGCTATATCGCACAAGAAGCAATCCCAATCATTTTAAATTTTGCCGCCAAAACAAAAACCACCGCAGCCGAAGCAGCGAAAACATTAGGCATTGCATTAAATGAGCCAGCCCACGCAGCAAGGTTATTACGTGGTGCTATCGGTGGCATTGATGGAGCGCAACAAAAGTTTATTGATAACTTAATTGCCACACATCAACAAGCCAAAGCACAGCAATACATTTTAGATTTAATGAGCGAAAGCTACAAAGGTGCAGCGGCGGCGGCATGGGAAGCAGCAGACCCATTGGCACGTTTGGCAATTCGATTTGACGATACCAAAATTGCAGTTGGTGGTGTTATCGAAAGTTTATTAGAGGAATTAGAACCAGCAATGAATGCGGTAGTTGATGGTATTGAGAATTTCGTTGGATTTATAAAAGATAACTCCGATATTTTAAAAACATTGGGAGTTGCAATTGGTGCAGTTGCAACCGCATTATTGATATACAGTACTCAACAAAAGTTAGCAATTTGGTACAATGGATTAAGTACAGCAGCAATAATTGTAAATACATTAGCAACAGAGGGATTGGCTGCCGCATGGGTTGCAGTAGATATTGCAATGGAAGCAAACCCGATATTTATGATTATAACTGCAATTGGATTGGCGGCGGCAGCAATTTACCAAGCCTATCAACAATTTGAGGGATTTAGAAAAGTGCTATGGGCAACGTGGGAAATAATAAAAGGATTAGGTAAGGCTATTTGGGATGACATGATAGCACCATTTGAGGCATTGGCGTATACAGTAAAAGCTGCTTGGGATGCTATACATGGCAACTTTAAAGATGCAAAAGAAGATTTTAAGCAAGCTGGAGAAGCAATGCTAAAGCCTTTTAAAGACGTGAAAGATGCGATTAATAATGCAAGAGATGCTTATGGAAAAAGCTATACTGTTAAAAGCGCAGGCGGTGAAGGTGGTGATAAAAAAAAGGTAAAAAACGGATTAGGTATTGAGCCGCCAACAGAAAATTTGGACACAGGCGCATCTTCGGTAAAAGAAACCAAACCCACCATTATCAATATCACAATGGGTAGTTTGGTAAATACCTTCACAGTTGGCGTAACAAATTTGCAGGAAGGTTCAGCAAAAGTTCGAGAAGAAATTTTAAAAGCAATGATTTCAGCAGTTAATGATTCACAAGTTCATGCAATAGGCAATACATAAAAGTTCAAAAATAGTTTTACTTTTGTTGTTCATCAAAAACAAATTACCATGAGCGAAAAAAAATTATTACTTTATTTTACTGGAATTGATTTCGATTCTACACAAAACGACATTCCTTGTTTTATTTTTGAAAATAAAAAAGATGTGATTGATTACATTATTGATAGTGTTGAACCAAATGTTTATTTGTGCTGCATAAACGACGATAAATTTCAAATTTCGGATGACATTTCCGATATTGCATACTTGATAGATAGATTATGCGATAAATATGAAAATGATGCAAAAATTCATTTAACACAACATGAATCTTATGAAGATGCTTTTAAACTTTCATTAGATTACATGGAAATAAAACCAAACTGCTATGATAAATAATAATACTACAATTACAGGCGAAATACTTTTGCAATTAGGGTTTAAGCACTTTGGCAATAGAACTCAATATGGAAAACTTATAGGGGAATTTTATCATAAACGGAGGTTAATTATAGGAGTTATGACAAAGGGTGGTTGTGAATGGGAATACTTATTAGAAGATTTTTATGGTGAGGAAAAGAAAATAATTGTAAAGTTCGACAAAATCGAAAAATTAAAGATGATTCATTTCATTGTACTTGGGAAAGAACTAAACACAAATGGCAACCGATAATTTCATAATTCCAAATCCGTTACAAGTACCACAAGGACTTATTGCAGTTGCTGAATTTCAGGCAGGTGTAAGGATTGTTACCGCATTATCAAAAGTGCCGCAAAATAATCCGAGTTTCCCAAATCAAACAGCACCAACACCCGACAAACCAATAAAAACAAGTGCGCTGGGCACACCTGTTTACTCTAATTTAGTAATCGCTTCGGGCAACTATACTGATATTTACGGCAATGTAATCAACTATCCAAACATCGAAGTTGATACTGTTTTGTTCAATATTAATGGCAGTAAAAACATAATCAAAACACCGATACAGGGATTGGATGGAACTGTAAAAGAATACATTTCTGACGGCGATAATATCATTAACATCAAAGGGATTATTCAGGGCGCAAACGGAGTTTATCCAATCGGCGAAGTAAATAAGCTGATTGCCATTTGCAATGCAAAATGTGCTTTATCCGTTCAAAGTGATTATTTAGAAACGAACAATATATTCAACATAGTTATCGAAAGCTATTCACTGCCGCAAGACATGGGTAGTCAATCGCAACAAGTATTTGAATTGAATTGTTTGAGCGATGTAAACTATTTAATTTTTGAGAACCAATAATGCTGCGCCCAATTTGTCAAATAAAAATTACACAACAGCCTACATCGGATTTACCGAATAGGAATAGTGTGTTTCAATTTTCGTTTGTCAATAACATTGAGGTTTCAAGCAGTTGGAAAAATTTAACCGACACTGCAAAAATAAAGTTTCCTAAAAATGTTTTCATCAATTTTGCAGATGGAACGAAGCGCAAATTATCATTAAAAGATACACCACAATTTATCAATGGCAGGCAGTCGAATAACGATGCGCCTTTTGTTTTACGAGGCGACAAAATCGAAATCCAAGCAAGTTACATTTACATTGACCGCAACGGCAAAGAAATAGTACCTGAACCCGATACAATCTTTTCGGGCTACATTGTAAAAGTGCTTAACAAAATGCCTATTGAATTGGATTGCGAAGACAATATGTATCAGTTGAAACAAATCTTTTTAGATAAAATGAGTTGGGCTGCGGCTGACATTAGCGATGTGATAGGCTACATCTTAAAAGGCACAAACTTTTCTTTCACCACAGGCGGCGCAACAATGAGTTTGGGGAATTTCAGAATTGAGAATCAAACGCCAGCTGAAGTATTGGAATATTTGCGCAAAACTTTTCATGTTGAAAGCTATTTTCGTGGCGATGTGCTGCATTGTTCGCCATTCGTTTATTACCCTGATACCAACAACAACCCACCGCATTTATTACAGTTTCAAAAAAACATTATCAGCGATGAAATGCAATACACAAGGGCTGACGATGTGAAAGTAGGCGTAAAGGCTTATTCAATCAGCAAAGTAGAATTAGCAACACAAACTTTTGATGGTAGAATGAAGAACAAAGCCACTCGATTAGAAGTGTTTGCTTATAAAAAAAACAATGGAGAAGTTGATTTCAAAGACTTAACAGGCGGCATAAAAGCAGGGATTGATGAGGGTAGTTTTGGCAATGTAGTTACTTTATTTTATGCTGATGGCAATACTTTAGATGGCTTAAAACAGTTCGCAAAGGCTCGATTAAATAGGCTTTATTACGAGGGCTTCCGAGGTACATTTACAACATTCGGTTTGCCATTTATTAACCACGGCGACCAAGTGCAATTCATAGATAATGTTTTGCCCGAAAGAAATGGAACGTACTTTGTGAAATCAGTTACACGAACTTATGGCATGGGTGGCTATCGGCAAAAAGTAGAAATTGATTTGCGTATTGATGGGGTTTTAGATAAAACAGATTTGCAGAAAGGAATTTAAAAATGAGTAACACATACGAAAATATAAACCGAGAATTAGGCGTTGCAATTAGAAAGTTGGCAGGCACTCACAACGCCGATAAGCTAACGATTGCAGATTGCACCGTTGATAGCGTTGATATTGCTTCACGTACTTGTGTTTGCACCCCGTTGAATGATACCAGCATTGCACAAATTCAAGGTGTAAGATTTCAATCTACTGTTGATGATGGTGTAATTTTGAAGCCAACAATAGGTAGCACAGTTACAGTTTTATTAAGCACGAGAGTTGCACCTTTGATAATTCAAAGTTCAGAATTAGACGAAGTTTATATCGTTGCGCCGCAAGTGCAATTTAATCAAGGAAATTTAGGCGGCATGGTGAAAGTGATTAGTTTGGTGGGTAAATTAAATGCGATTGAGCAACAACTAAATACTATTGGAACGTGGGCAGCAACAGTAACACCACCGCTTACTTTGCCGCCGCTAATTCCAACGCAAAGAACAGATATTGAAAATAAAGCAATAATTCAGTAGTTTTGCAATTCAAAAATATACAACATGGTAGCAGCAAAAGAATTAAGAATTGGGAATTATGTGTATTGGCAACCCATAAGAATAATTCCAGCAAATTTTATTTGTAAAGAAATTGTGCAAATGGGTGATATTGACCATTCTGCATTTCCTGATGACATAGCCGAAAATCAATATTGCGCAATTCCCCTCACCGAACAATGGTTGGAGAAGTTTGGGTTTTTGGAAGAATTTAGAGGGGAATACACTATAAAATATACTGATAAAAAACATAATGAAATTGGTTTTGATTGGAATAAATCTTTTAAATGGCAATTCAGATTTTATGACAAGCACATAAAATGTGAATACGTCCACCAACTTCAAAACCTTTACTTTGCTTTGATTGGTACTGAATTAGAATTAACACAATGACAAACTTTTTAGATTTACAGCAAGATAGTTTGAGTGGTGATTTATATGTTTCGCCATTGGTAAATGATTTTGTTATTGCAGCAAGTGATAACCAACACCAAGCCGATATAATTTCATCTTCGGCTGGTGAATGGAAACAATATCCAAGTATGGGTGTAGGTGCAAATAATTATTTGAATAGCAGCGGACAAACAACATTGCTTTCACAACAAATTATTTTGCAGTTGCAATCCGATGGTTATGTAACGAGCAAACCAACCATTTCATTTGATGCTTCGGGTCAATTAATAATAGTGCCAAACGCTTACAGAAATTGATAAAACTTTTCAACATACCGCCAAATATTGATGTGCAAGGGCTTTGCAATCTAATCTACAATACACAAGATGCGATGTATGATTTGTTGCAACGCAATTCTTTCATCACCAATAGCTATCAAGACTTAAGCAATTACGCAGGGCAGCAAGTTAGCTATGATGATACTTTGGTGGTTAAAAAGCCAGTGCAAATTAATTACACCATTGTTCAACCAACATCAAACATTGCCAAAGTAAAAGCATTGCCAGGGCAAAATATTTATGACTTGGTTTTATCAACTTACGGAACACTGGACTTGCTGAATAAATTTATTTCCGATAACTCTATTGCCGAAATTGACATGCAATTTAGCGGTCAAATTTATTCATTCGATACTTCACTTGTTCAAAGGCAAGTGCGTAACCAATATAATGCAGCCAACAACATAGTTTATTCAACAGGCTATGCGCCAGCGGGTATTTTGTTGGGGGATTTCAACAATGATTTTAACAACGACTTTTTTAATTAAAAACTATGCCAACAGTATTAAATACAGCGAACACACAAGCCAATATAAGTTCTAACATTTTCCCCAACGGCAGCAATTTAGTTACTGCTGCAATGGTAGCAAGTGTGCTGCAAAATATTTCTGTGTCCTACATCAACAGAATAACCGACTATAATTTGTTGGGGTTAAAAGTATTCAGCACTACAACGCAATATCAAATTGGCGATTGTGCTGTTTATAGCGGTCAATTATACCAATGTACCACAGCACATTTAGGCGCATGGTCGGCAGGTGATTTTTCATTAGTTGGAGGCGGTGGTACGGGTACTGTTACATCAATAGCAGCAGGTACAGGAATGAGTTTCACGACCATAACAGCAAGTGGAAGCGTAGCTATTGACACAAGCAAAGTGCCTTATATTTCAGGTGGATTTGGCTCAAGTGCAGGGCTTTTAAAGTGGAATGGTTCGACTGCTTTTACTATTGATACAACCACCTATATCACAAGCGGAACAGGGGCAGGCGGTGATTTAGGTGGCACATATCCTAATCCTTATGTTCGTGGAATGTTAGGCGTAACTTTCCCTGCATTGCCAACTTCAGGAAATTACATCCTGCAAGCTGCAATAGTATCGGGCAGCGTATCGAGCTGGTCATTTGTTTCGCCATTAACAAGCGGATTAACATCAGCACATATATTTGTTGGCAACGGCAGTAACATTGCAGCAGATGTAGCATTAAGCGGCGAAGCCTCATTGGCTAACACAGGAGCGATTACATTAGCTAATTCAGCAGTAATAGGCAAGGTTTTAACAGGCTACGTTAGCGGCGCAGGAACAGTATCCGCAACAGATACAATATTGCAGGCTATCCAAAAATTAAATGGTAACATCGCAGCAGTTGGCAACCCGACATTATCAGCACTTATAGCAGCTTCAGCAACAAACAGTATTGACAATGCCAATTACGGGCAAACTTGGGCCTGGAATAGTCTAGGTGGTTCAAATATTGGTTTGTCATTAACATCATCATCCGGGGCAAGCAATGGTGGCACAATAATTTTTAATGTCGCTCAAACAGGAACAATATCTAATGCTAATCAAACTGTTTTAGCGGCAAAAATTTATAACACCGCAACTAACACACAAATCAATGTTGGTCTTCAAGTGGAAGCTACTGGTGGCGCAGCTGGGAATGCTGCTATCTATGTACCAACATCGGGTATTGGAATAGGGACAAATCAAGTTGGTTACGGTTTCACGAATGATAACAAGTTGCATTTGCAAGGGAGTGGTTCAACCAGTTCAACAAGAACAACGCAGATTATACAAAATACAAACAATAGTGGAGCGGCACAATTATTACTTTACAATGCAGGTTTAAAATACTTACAAATTCAAACTTCGGGTTCATCTTGGGCTGGGGGTGAAAAAGCATATATCGGGACAACTGCACCAAGTGGGAACTATAATCTAGTATTAGGGGCTGATGCGAGCTCGGGAAGCAGCCTGTTTTTATCCACTAACTCCGTAAGTAGATTTCAAGCTGATGGTAGTGGTAATATAAGTATGGTAAATGCTTATATTGGCGCAGTTGGGACAACAGCAACAGCATATTTGCATTTGGCAGCTTCTACAACATCAAAAGCATCTTTACGAATAGTTAGCGGAACAGCACCAACAAGTCCCAACGATGGTGATATTTGGTACACTGGTACATCTTTTTTACAACGAGTTGGCTCAACAACTAAAACTATTTGGGTAGGCAATGATGCAGCAACGGCACCATCAACAACAGTAGGTGTTGCTATTTCAAGCTATTATGGTTCATCAGCAACAAACTTTTTAGGCACACCGAATAGCTGGGCAAGCGTTGTGATTAATGGCACGACTTACAAAATTCCACTTTATACATAATTTTTTAAAAAACAGTAAAATAAAATGAAAATTCAAATTCAACCAAAAACGTTTACAATGCCTGATGGCGATTATACTGCAACCGTTGCGGATATTAATTACACAAACGGGGACGCATCAACATTTCAAAACCTAACAGTTCAGTTACAAGATGCGAATGAAAATAATATTGGTGTACAAATAGGTGTAGCGATTGCTGGCACAGACTACACAAACTGGGATAACACCGATGCAGCAGCAATTAATTTTGTTTGTGGAAAAATAAATGTGCAAATAAAAAATTAAAAATTACTTTTGTCAAAAAAATAACAACAACATGAAATCAACATTTTTAGAGTATTTTGAATTTATAGCAGCAGCCAACAACTTTTTGCAACAACACCCCGAAGAATGCAAGTTAAAATATGCTTTGGAAAAGGTAGGAAAATTGAATAAAAACATCAATGATGACTATATGGAAGCCTGCGATGATGAAAGAGCCAATCATTGTTTAAAAAACGAAAAAGGTCATTTTATTTTAGATGAATTAGGTCGTAAATGTTGGGATGCTGCATCCGATAAGGCTTACAGAAATGCAGTAAAATCATTAGGAAACAAAGAAATCGAAGTTAAAACGTGGGCTTATGATTTAAGCCAAGATGAATTTACAGATGAAGAAGCGAAAGCTATTTTTGAAAAGTTTTTAGTGGCAGACGAAAAATTTAAAGTTCAATAACGATGGCAACAAACCACCTATTCAAACCTATGAATCAACACTTCGATTTCACCCAATTACTCCTACTGGGAACAGCCATCGGTACATTTTGCTACAATCTTTATCATGGCATAACCATCAATATTAATTTAGCGGAAAGCGCAGAGATGGTAGGCGTTGCATTGGTAGTGATTTTAATCAAATCATTCTTGAGCGGCGCATTTGTTTATATCGGTGGCGAGATTGCGAAAAAATATTGGAAACGAAAAAAATAAAATTATGAACGACAATAACTTTTTTACCTCGATGCTTTCGGAGGGTGGAAAAATAAGCCACAAGCGATTTATAAGTGTTTTAGCAACATTTATAGTTTGCGTAATCGCAACCATTACAGCGATAAAATACGATAAGTATTCGCTGGATATTATCCATTCATTTTTGATTTTTATTGCGGTAATGTCAGGCGTTGCAACAGTAGCACAAATTGTTTCTTTGGTAAAAGGAACGCCAATAGTTGAAGAAAAACCAACTGAAGAAAATAAACCAACAACATGAATCCAATCACACCACATTTCGACCACAGGGCAATGATTTTAAAAGTGCTTGTAATTATTGCAGCCGCAACGGCTTGTTGCTTTCTATTTTCACGATGCACCACCGATTTGAAAATTGAAAAACGAATCGAAAAAGAAAACATAAAACACCCTGTTGGTGTGGCTTTAGCTACTCGGAAACTTTACCCTTGCATCACAACACACGAAAGTAAAGACACAACATTTTTCAAAACCGATTCAATCGTGAGTTATGTTGAAGTGCCTTGCCCACAAGCATTTGCGGCGAATAAATTTTACGAACCAACACCACGAGCAAATGTTGTTTATGTAAAAATACCAATTAAAACTGCTAACACAAAAGAATTAATTCACGACAAAATATTTGTAGAAGATTCTGCAAAAATTTTCATTGCTAATAATATTTCTTCAAAGCTGCAAAAGCAATTAGATGAAGTTACCGAAAGCCGCAATAACTGGCGCAAATTTGGATGGATTGCCATTGCAATATTTGTAGTAATCCTTTTGGTTTCATTTTTGATTTTTGGCGCAAAACTTTCTTTACCAATAAAAGTATAACAGCATGGCAGACATTAATTTATTAGTACCAAAGATTTTAAAGTGGGAAGGTGGTTATGTAAATAACCCATTCGACAAAGGTGGCGCAACAAACATGGGTGTAACACTTGCTACATGGCAGCATTTAGGGCATCCAACAGCAACTGAAGATGATATTAAAAATCTCACACAAGATGATTTTAAAATGGTGCTGCGCCAATATTGGAATCAGTGGCAAGCCGACCAAATCGTTAACCAGTCCATCGCTGAAATATTGGTTGATTGGGTTTGGGGTTCGGGCATTTGGGGTATCAAAATTCCACAACAAATTTTAGGTGTTGTTGCTGATGGGCAAGTAGGTGCACATACATTGGCAGCCATCAATTCAGCCAATCAAGCCGATTTGTTCAATAAATTATTTGAAGCTCGACAAAACTTTTTAAACCAAA